CTTCCTAGTTCCACAGTGAATATAAGGTTCCAACTCTGGATACTTATTTTTCACTAGGTTACCAACAATTTTTGTCAATTCCTGACAAATACCATCGGTGGCCGCGGAATAATCACCGGATACTAAGATTTCTCCATCTTCTGATGAATAGACCTTTTTATAGTCCGGTCCCATACAAGGATCAAATATCTTGTAATTCTTAAGGGTATTAAACATTGCAATTTGCACTGGTTTTAATGCCCATGTGAGAGGATGCCCCTTCGTTATCATCCGAACTTTCAAGGGTTCGGGGATGGCGTAGGCTTCCACTACTCTAATATCTGCTGGGGGTTCCTTTGGGAACTCATAGTACATATTAGTGCCATTGATCGTTTGTCGGATGACAGGATCAAGTGGCGAGAATTCATCAAGATAGAAATCTCTCTTGGATTCATATAATTGGATCACCTCGATGAACAAATGTTCCTCGATTTCCTTCATGGTCATCTCTCTTGTCCAGGCCACAGTAACGCCAATATTGGCGTACTTGTACTGATTTTCCAAACTAGTTAATACTAGTGAAGGAGTAGAGAGCGGCTGGTATTTAGTCAATGTATACTTTCCTTTACCGTTTTTCGCGATAAAGTAATTAAGGTCAAGTCTTCGGAAGAAGGCCTCCTTATTGTTAACATTTTCTAACATACGAAGGTATGTGTTCCCTTTGTTAGAACTCAAGAGTAGAATTGGAGATACAAATCGGGTGCCCTTTTGACCTAAAGATGCCATAGGCGGTTGAAAGTCGACAGTGGACGCGATTTGTAAAAGTTCCTCAGTCTTGGAGTGGTCCAACTTGGGATCCCAATTTTGATAAAAACAATCATCAATGCCCATTACGGGTTGTTGATCGTAACCATCAAAATGGTCACAAGTGGAAGACTTCCAAAATACTGAGTTTTCAGCGTTGAAATATCGATCAAATCTCTTGCCTATACGGGCAAAGAGCAATGACTTTCCTGATCCGGGCGGGCCTTCAATGTGAAGACAACTCGGCTCCAGGCGCGGTCGTAAGACCTTATAGTCAAATTGATTGATAGTTGGACGCAATGCCTCATGTAGACCACCTCGCTTTCGACTGAAACCAAGGTAGGCCTTCTTCTGTGCCAGCTTCGTACTCGGAAGTACGTCTGGTAGTAGATTTATGTATGGCATGATGAAATCTCGGAACTTCTCCATAATTTCTTGTTTGGGGGGAGTAATAGGGTTACTAAGTTGTTGTGCGTGCTTCCTGTAGGCATCGACAATCATG